GAATCTAATAAAATCATTAAAGCTAAGTATGAAGTTGATGATGACTCTATCACTTTAGAAGATATTACGATTAGGGATACAGAGAACTTTACATCTGAAAAAAGCCATAACGAAATAATTAATTCTAATATTAAGGATTTTGTAAATTACACTAGAGATAACTCGTTTACTAAAATGAACGAGTCTTTTGATATAATATTAGATTCTTTTGAAACACGAATTAAGTTGGAAGAAGTAAAAAACAAACTAAGGGCAAAGGAGCAGATGTTGAGTACAGATACGATTGACACAAAACCTTTCCAAAAATTACAAGAAATTAATGATTTAGTTTCTGTCTTCTTTAAAGAAAATGAAAATAAAATTAATGAAAATCCAGAGTTAATTTATAAAATTCGTCTTGCTAATGCTATTTCGCATAGTTTGATGATAGATGCCCATGTTCCTGTTGAAGATCTAGAAGGCACTTCTCAAACTTTTATTAAAGAAGATTTAGATAGCCCCTTATTCGAACTCGTATGCAAACAAGAATTGTTAAAGTCAGAATTATTTGAGAGTAAAAATTCCTTATACTCTTCGTGGGTAGATTCTGATCTCATTACTAAGTTAATTACTGACTCTGTAGAAGAGACTGATTTTACTCAATTACTAGAAACAACTGTCACAAAGTATCCATATTTTGTATTTTTAAGCAAGAAGGATCTTACTGACCTAGTAGAAAGCCACTTCACTGTCAAAGGAGAGAAAACGATTTCTAAGAAAAAGACTAATGAAGTGGTTTCTTCTTTGTTCGAAGCCAAAAAACCTTATAAAAGCTATTTCATCAATATCTTGAATGAAAAATATGGGATTTCTTTATCTCACGTAAAAGATACTCCTTCTTTGAAAAATTTAGGAAAACTTCACCACGAAATATTAAACGAGTTGTCTGCACTGGCGGATTCTGAAGGGGTTATTTTTGACGTTCTTACAGAATGTGCTAAAGTTATTAAAAATAAGAGTGGAATTGGTTTACTGACTGTGAATGATTATATGTCTCATTTATTTTTTGACACTGAGTTAACTCCTACTTTGACTGAAGATACTCGCTATTTAAATCTTGATAAAATAAAACAAGATCTTTTAAAAATTAGAACTGCACTTTCCTCGCAATACGGAGGAGGAGAAGAAAGGGAAGAGCCTGTTCCCGAGGAAGGGGAAGAAATGTCTCCTGAGGAAGAAATGTCTCCTGAGGAAGAAATGCCTCCTGAAAAGGAGCAAGGACAAGAAGGGATGCCTTTCGACCCCGAACAAGATGATATTCCTGATCCAGACGCTGCAGAGGACGAAATCGCAAGAGCGGGGGAAGGGGGAGAACCAGTCTCTAGAGAAGAAGAGGCTCCTATGCCTGGAGAAGAAGAGCCGGTCGAGGAGGTCCCAGTCCAAGGAGAAGTTGGGGAAGAGGGCTCGGGAACTACTGATCCAGAAGAAATCAGACAACTTGTTAGAGATATAGAAGAGCTCTTAACTGGAGTTGGTGACGGAGGGGAAGTGAACTCTCCTGTTGACTCTGAAGAGCGAGATCTGTACGACGAGTAGTTACAGTCTGTAACCCTGTCGGATAAGAGAAAACAACCTAGTTGTGAATTTCTCTCTCTTAATTAATAGTTCTGATAGTAAAGAATGAAGAGTTTTCAATACTTCTTCATCTAAAATTCCACCTTTTTTAATCTCAAGAAGTCGTGAGGATATTGTTTCCAGCTCTTCTTTGTCTGTTGTCGTTAATTTGTTTAACGATTCTATTTCTTCTTTTTTACTTTTCATTATATAAATTTAAGTTAAAATCATTCTTTTTGTAATGACGTATTCTTTCTTCAGAGTGCTTATTTAAATAGATTGTATCGTCAAAAAAATCGTAAATTAGAGCCGTAGTTTTATTATCAGCCATTCTTAAAGCCCTTCCCATGGCTTGAATAGTGGCTATTTCAGATTTCATTCCCCTGGCATTTATGAAATGCGTTATTTCTGGTATGTCAACCCCTGTTTGTAAGATAACAGTGCCTATTAAGATTGCTTTATCTTGTTTTAAAAATTTTTTAATAGTTGAGTTTCTTAGACTCATAGGATCTTTCCCTTCAAGTTGAAAAGATCCTTTTATTTTTTCTTTTAAAATATGAGCATGTTGTAAATTTTTAGTAAGGATTAAAATTTTTCCTTTATTTATAGATTTTACAATATCCTCTATTTGTTTATTTCTATTATCATTTTCAATAATATATTCTTGATATGTTTTTTGATAGTTTGTTTTTGAATCAAAAAGATATTTTTTTGGAGGAGATGCTTTTAATATAAAAATATTTGGTTCAGCTAAAAATTCTTGTTCTATAAGTTCTTTAGATGTTATATCATAAATAATAGGACCTAAAAAAGACTGCACTGTATATTTGTGTGTGTTCTCAGAAGGAGGAGTTGCTGAAAACCCTAGTCTTACTTCCGCTTTTGGAAAAGATTTCAAACAGCTAATAGAAATCTTTCCTTTTCCAAATTCGTGTATTTCATCAAATATTATAAATTTAGCCGTGTCTAAATGAGTATCAATAATCTTATCAATAGATTGGATAGTGCATAAAGTAATGGGTTTAATTTCATGAGAATCCCCACAGACTATCCCACAGTCTATTCCATGTTTTTTTAAGAATTCGTAAGTTTGGTATAAAATTTGTTTTTTTGTAAAAAATACCAAACCGAAACAATTTTTATATTTATTACAAATTTCTGCAAGAATCAGGGTCTTTCCGGACCCGGTAGGGGCCTTTATGACTCCTCTTCCGTTGTGAAAATCTATTTTTTCTAAAGCTTCTCTTTGATAATCTCGTAAAGAGAGAGAAGGTATGCTTTCTTGGTGTATAGGCATAGTTGATACCTTTTCTAATAGATTAAATTCGGCTTTAACGGTCTTTAAATCCTCTAGGATAGCGGAAAGAAGCCCTGTTCCAAATTTTCCTGTTTTACTAGAAAAGAATTTTTTATTTCCATCCCACTTTCCTCTTGAGTTTTTCATAGCGTAAAACGCATTAGGAACCTTAAAAGTATACTTTTTCTCTAATAACTTTAATAATTTCTTGTTATCAGTTTCTAATTTAGAGTAAATATTTCCTTTAATTATTTGCATTCTATCTATAATATGAGAAGGACATACTCCTTTATTATAGTAAAATGATAGAAAAAGAAGAAAAAACTCTTGGACAAATTGTCAAAGAAAGATACGGGAAAATGCCAACAGGCGAATCTAGTATACCAGTAGACTCTACGAAAAAAGATATCCTACAAGCATTAACTTCTGATATCAGAAATGATTATGTAGAACTTGATCTCCCTACTAAGGGTTTGTTTTATGAAGAAGGACAGAAAATTTATATTAGACCTTTTTCGTACGATGAAGAAAAAATGATGATGACTGCCTCAAAAGCAGGAAGTATCAATCTAGTTGATAATCTTATTAGAAGGTGTTTACAAGGAATTGCAGTTGAAGAACTCACCATTCCTGATAAGGTTTTTATCTTGTTTAAATTAAGAGAACTTTCCTACGGGAATGAATACAAGGTAAATTTAATGTGTGAACAGTGTGAACACTCTAACGAATTGGTTGTTGAAATTAATAAATTGAATATTAATTATACCCCAGAAGACGCACAGCAACTACAAGAAATTCACCTCCCAGGGTGTAACAGAAAAGCCTTTGTAATTATTCCTAGAGTAAAAGACGAAAAGTATGTTACTTCTCCTTCCTTACTTATGGATAATATTTGGAGATTTGTAGAAAGAGTTGAAGATATTGAGGACAGAGATATTATCAGGTCTTTTATCAAGAAGCTTCCTGCTTCTGATATTTCAATTCTGAAACAAGCTATTATTGGTCAAGATTGGGGTATTGATACCCTCGTAAAATTTCATTGCTTGCAATGCGAAGCTGTTAACGAAAATTCCTTACCTCTAAATGCCGATTTTTTTTCAGTGAATTCCGGGGACTAACAGACGAAATCCTTATTTACGAGGCTTACGTGTTAGTCCATCATGTGGGGCTTTCATTGGCTGACGTAAAAACTATGACTCGTGAAGAAAGAAGTGCTTTCATAGAAGAGTTCAAAAAAGAGAAAGCAGAAGAGAAAAGACAGCTAGATAATATTAGAGCAGACTAATATTATGGCATTTTTCCCTGGGACTATTATAGATGTTGTACGAAGATACAACAGACCTTCTCCTAACAGAAAAGCTTTTTTGGAGCTTTTTATTCTTGAAAACGGAAGTTATACAGACGTTCATCAAGTATGTTCTGTGCATGTTTTTCCTAGAAAATCATTCACCAAAGATGGATTTGATGCACACTATTTTCAAGACGATATTACTAGACTAGTAGCTTCTGGACATGCCTCTTCTGTAGATTTTATTTTCTCAGGAGATACTAGCCTTAATCTAACTCCTACTCTCGGAGTATCGGCATTTACAGAATACGCAGATACAGCTGAAGCAGCCAGCTCTGTTTTCAGAATGGGTGTAGGGAGATATGGGGTGGTCTTAACTCCAGGCTCATCTTTTGTGCACCCTACAAGCGGTGAAACTGAAAATTTAGCATCTTCAATAGGGGACTATTTTGATGTATGGACTATAAAAACCACTTCTGATTCGTCTGCTGCTATTTTTATAGAAGAATTCAATCTAGCAGAAAGTACATTTTTCCACCTAACAGAACCTCTTCAAATTAAGGCTAATAATAAGCTAAAAACTAATAGAGTAAGGTTAGGGGCGAAGGAAACTTTATTAATTGGTACAGATATTTCTATCCTTAATAGGGATATTTCTACAGAAGTAAAATCATCTTTAGGAAAATCTATCATAGATGCTGCTAAGGTTAGAATTGTAAGATATAACAACCAAGGAGATCTTCCTAATTTTGTGGAAGTTAGCAGCTTCGCTGACACTTCTTCCAGCGTACACGTTGATTCTAGTGATACTATCTCGCTTCTTTTTGATACAAATCTCCTACAAGAAGTGCAAAATCTAGACAGCAGAAAAGGAGTATATCATGTTCAAGTCTCTTTTGACCTTTTTGATCAAACATTATTATCAGATGAGTTCCCGTTAATAGTGGAATAAATTTCTGATAGCTTATCAAATTTCTCTGTCGTTTCTCGCATATATCGAGAAACTACTTCTTTTCCCTCTCTTACAAACATATCGTTCCAGTCTTTGTACTCCTTTTTGGGGTGGCAAATAAAGATATTGTCAGAAATATAACCTTTTTTGAGAAATTTATCTTTAATCTTTTTCTCCGCTATTTTTCCAGCATCATCATTATCCATAGAGATAATAATCTTTTTAATCTTAGCTCTTTTTATAAGGGAGATCTGATTTTTCGAAATAGCCGAACCCTGGAGAGAGGTTGCATTTAACCCTACACTTTGAACTGTAATAGCATCTAGAGGACCTTCTACAATAAAAAGATCGTCTTCTTTGTTGTCAAAAGGGAATAAAATATCAGAACTTTTTACGTTGCATTCTTCAAAAGAAGGGTTTAAATATTTTAAAGTGTCCCCAAACAGGGTCCTAGCCTGGAAAAAGAATACTCTGTTTTTGTTATCGTAGAAAGGAATAATAATCCTTCCAAAATAAGAAGATTGCTTATCCCCAACTAAAAATTTGTCAGAATACGCGTATAAACCTCTTTCTTTAAGAAAAATATTAGCTTTTGTTTTTAGAATAGGGTTAGTTGTTTTATTTAAGAAAGATCCGTACTTTAAAATATCAATAGACTCTGATGAGATAGTTTCCTCAGTTACTTCTTTATTTGAAAAATAAGAATTAATGTGAGATTCTAAAAATTTTAAACCTCTACAATATTTCTTAATTAAAAAAGATTCCGCATCGTCATAAGAAATATTTTCTAATTCGGAAACCAATCTAATAAAATTTCCAGTCCTTTTGGTTTTAAAACACTGCCATAGCCCAGAAGTAAGGTTTATGGACAAATGCTTGCCATAATCCCGGGCAAAGATGGAATTGGTTGTGAATTCTTGACTATTATAACCTACTACCTTGTAGGAATCAAACCTACTTGACAAGTACTTATAAATAATCTCAGGAGTTAGTTTCAACATGTTTATTTCTCAATTATCAGCCTCTAAGCTAAACACTTACAATGAATGTCAGTTAAAATATAAATTAAGATACCACGACAGGCTTGACCCTGTCTTTAACGAAGGTCTTAATACGGATGCTTTGCATTATGGGTCGTTTGTTCATAAAGTTCTGGAAGATGGTTTGAATGAGGATACGGTGGAAGGATTGATGAAAATAGCTGAAAAAGAAAGGAAAAATTATGAATTTAATAATTCTAAATTAAAAAACTTTAATGATATTCTAGTTAATTTTTTAAAGCTTAACGCACAGTTATCGGAAACGGTATCTGTTGAAGAAATATTCAAAATAGACATCGGTGATGACATGGCTCTTAATGGTATTATAGACCGAGTGGTCAAAGGGGAGAACGGAAAATATTTGGTAATTGATTATAAGACTTCCAAAAGAGCAAAGAAAAAAGTAGAGCTCTTTCAAGATGACCAAATGAAAATGTACACTTATGCTGTTAGTAAGCTGTACAAGGTTCCTATTTCAAAAATAGTTGTAGCCCATTATTATCCTCACTATGATAAACTTGTTTCGGTTACCTTTTCTCGACAAGACATTGCTTTTTTCCTCAGGAAAGCTAAGGAAAAGATGTGGCAAATCAGAAAGAAAAAAGGACCTGATTTTTTCGCAAGTAGGAATATGTTCTGTAACTGGTGTGGATATAAGGACGTATGCCCAGTGTTCAATGATCCAACCTCTATTCAGTGCAGGTTAAACGAACACAAGAAAGTTAAAGAATAGCTGGGTAATATAGCCGGATGTCTATATCTTCATAGAACTCCGTTATTATCACGTCAGCGAACTTAGTCTTCGTCTTTATTATATTCTTCAAAGTCTCTTTTTTAAGAGGCTTTTGTTTTTTTAAGGACTCGAGGACTTTACTCTGGAAGAAGAGTATAAAGTCGGAGGAGTACCGATATCTCCATTTTTCTAGGAATTCTTTGGATAAAAGGTAATTTAAAGCTTCCATGAACTCATAGAGTTCTAAGCTATATTCTTTAGCATCCAAGGTCTCTCCTAGGTAATCTGCCATTGATTCTATTTTTGTCTATATGATATAGGCTAAGTTTCATAAATAGTATCAATTTTCTATATAATAATGTAAGGTTTATTAAGTTAATAAGGTTAATTAATTTAATATTCCCCTTATATTCCGACAGAATGAATTATAGTAAATTGGTTTAGACCTATTAAATATTATTTCTAGAAATTTATGGCTCATCCTTTAAGTAAGTTTTTACCTCTTTCTAAGAGACAACATACCATTAATCAGTTAACTGGTAAGAGTGGTTATGCGGGGGATGTAAATACTAAGTACGTATCTCCTCCTGAAAATGATTTGAGGGAATTTATCAATGAAGGGTTCACTGACCAAGAAGTTAGATACAGGAAAGTTAATCCTTTCTGGGGAAGAATTGTGTCTGGAAGTATTTTAACCTTTTTATATAATGGGTCTGATTCTTACGGAAGAGAGAATAAGGACCAAAACCCCCTGGTAATCTATATAAATTACGGACATAAAAGAGTTTGCTCAACTGGAAGTAGAAGAAATATTAATAATGGTGATCAATTTTTTACTGGAATTAGTATGAGATATGTCGATTTAGAAATAGTAATTGCTTTATCTCGAATAATTTCTTCTAAAGGTACTTTTTTAAATTATAATGTAATTAAGAATATTGATAAGCATATCGCACATTCTGCATATAGAATGTATTATACTAAAAATATACCAGCAGATTCTTTATTTAAAGTTGATATTAAAGAACTTGAGTACTAATGCCTGACATCCCCGAAAATAATCCTGAAGAATCAATTAGTAATCTTGTTAATAATTTAAATAATCTTAATAAGTCTGTTAGTGATAGTATTAAAGCTCAACAAGAACTTGCAAAGACTTTTGGTTTTGTAGACAGGGAACAAGAAAATTCAGGAAAAGGAGTAAGAAGTCTAGGAGGGCTTTTCGGGTTCTTAGGGAAAGCCTCAGCACATCTACAAAATACTACAGAAGAGTTAGCTTCTACTAATTTACTGACGGGCAAGAAATATAATTTCTTTGAACAACAGAGAAGATTAGAAACTTTACGAAGCGTTAAAGCTCTCTTTAGTTTTAGAAACGCTATTTTATTTACTGTAGGTGTTATTAAAGGACTTTTTATTAAAGGGATAAAAGAGTCTTTCGGGGTTCTCTCTAAAACAGGAGTAACTGCTGCCCGTTTTGGAAGAAATTTAGATTTTGTTTTAAATAGACAATTTACAGATGAGTTGGTTAAAGCGGGTATAAAGCAAGATGAAGTTATTCATGCTAACGAAGCTTTAATTCGTCAAGGATTTAAGCCAGGAAGTAAAGCAACTTTAGACCTTGTAAAGAGAACTTCTTTACTTGGGCTGGATATTCAAGCGTTTGCTGCTGCTGCTAAGAGATTAGAAACTTTCACTGGAATGAGTTCTAATTCAACTTTAGATTTGGTGAATACTATTATTGATTTTGGAGCCATGTATCATATGGACTCTAACAGATTAATTTCTGTAATACAAGAATTAGGACCAACTTTACAAAGAATATCGTTAGTGGGCGGAGAACGTGCTGCTAAGGCTACTGCTGAAACAGCTTTAAAACTAAGTACGATATTAGGAACCCAATTTGAAGAAAGGATTGCTGATTTAATACAAGGCTTAAATTCTAGTCAATTTAGATCTTTTGTCACGCAAGCTATGTTTATGGGAGGGAGAGCTAATCAAGCAGCCTTAGCAGGGCAAAAAGGAGGTTTAGCACTTGAACAAGAACTTATTAATTTATCAAAAGCTGTTCAAGAACAGTTTAAAGCTATAGGAGGAGGAAAAGGAGGGCCACAAGCTGCGATTATAGCAAAAATATTTGGGGAACTTACTGGCATTTCTCAGAACCAATTAGAGGTTATGTTGAGGATTGCAAGTAAACAAGGACAAATACAAACTTTTTCAAAAGAACAAGTTAATGCTTTAAGAGAGAGACAAGCAGAAACAGTGAGACAAACTGATATTTTTAGAAGATTAAATACTGTAACCCAAAGACTTTTCTTCCATATAGCTAAGCAAATGATCCCAGTC